AAAAAACAAGGAGAATAAGATTGGTAAAACCATAAAAAAAAACGTAAAAGATCCGATAAATAAAGTGTCATATCAACCATACGGTAAATTTGTCTATATAACGATATACTAGTTCGTACAAACATTTCAACGTGAGAATATAACCTATCAACGAGGCGAAAATCGTCAACCTTTATCACTTGGTAAAAACGTATCGAAAAATGTATACTAAATTTTTTTGAAACTTTGAAAATAAAATAGTTGATTTGCATATAAATTTCAATCAATGGGTTATCTTTTAACTACAGATTATAAGAAAATAATTCAAACCGACAATTTGAATCAAATTCTTGGTTCTGATTATACTCTACTATCGTCGATTGAATTAATGGCCGAAAGTGAACTTAAAAGTTACCTCGTTCAGAAGTATGATACATCATTTGAATTCAGGTCAATTCTATTATACAGTTACAATGCGACTTACTATGGTCGAAATAGAATTTATCTTGATGCTCCTGCCTATAGTTCAAGTAGTACATACGCATTAAATTCGTTAGTACTTTACAACGGATATGTCTACATTAATACGTCGGCGATTACGGTACCTGAAGTTTGGAACGCATCACATTGGTTACAACTTAATACGCAATACACTATTTACTATATTGATACACTTAATCCTGTGTACGATCTTTATACTTCTTACAAAGTAGGCGATTTAGTCTGGTATAAAGATAAGACTTATACTTGCGCTATCGACAACGTTGGATATACGCCGGATACGAATTCGCATTACTGGGGGACAGGTGTTAGTTATAGTGTACCCGCGATTGGTTTACCTGCAGGAAATGGCGCATTCGTTGTAGGAGATACACGGAACCAGCAAATGGTGACTTATATGACTGATGTCGTATTATATCACTTACACTCAAGAATTGCACCTCGAAATATTCCTGATCTACGGGTAAAACGATACGATGACGCCATTGCGTGGTTGAAACAATGTGCAAAAGGTGATGATATTACGGCAGATCTTCCAAAAATACAACCGACACAAGGTATGAGAAATCGATATGGTTCAGTTCTTCCAAAACAAAATAACAATTTTTAATGAGTATTCTTTCACGAATTAAAAACGTGGTTGCCCCTGCAAAGATAAAAAAAGCACCGTCGACACGTCTAGTACGATTACAATTACAGCGAATTCGACAAGATGCTGAAACGCGAAGGGCTGCTATTCATGAAGCAGAAATGTCACATTTTCCATTTCGTGTAAAAATGCAACAAATGTATTTGAATACGAAGGAAAATGCTCATATCAAGGCTTGCATTGAAAGACGTAAAGATCTTACCATACTTCGTAAATGGGAATTTCGAAATGCGGCCGGTGAAATCGATCAAAAAGTAACTGATATTTTCTGCGACACGATCAATGGTAAAACTCAACTGAAAACGTGGTTTCAAACGTATCTATCATATTGTCTTGATGCAATCTTTTTCGGGTATACGTTAATCAATTTAAACGACATCGTTGATAATACGTTTCCTAAGATCGAAGTAGTAAAACGTTGGAATGTTTCGCCTGATCGGTACGAATTAACTCAATTCCCATACATGATGTATGGTATCAATTTTAAGGAAGACGAAAACTATAAGGACTGGTTGGTCTATGTATCGACACCTAACGATACAGGGATATCACCTTGCGGATATGGGTTATTTTATGAATTATCACCTTATGAAATATTTCTACGTAATTTATTAGGTTTTAACGGTGATTTCATCGAATTATTTGCACAACCATTTCGTGTCGGTAAAACCAATAAGACTGATGAAACGGAAAGAGCCGCTTTTGAAAATTCTGTAAGGGATGTAGGTAGTTCAGGCTACGCAATTTTAGACGAATTCGGAGAATCAATAGAATTTCTTGAATCGTCATTAGGTAGTACAGGTTATCAAGGCTATGATAATTTCGAAAAAAGATTGGAGGATAAAGTATCGCAACTAATACTTGGACACGCCGACGCTATGAAATCGATCCCCGGCAAATGAGGCAATTCGGGAGAAGAGTCACCTGCTCAACAGGCGCTAGAGGACAAGGCGACCAAGGATGCGGTCTTTATCCTTCCTCTAGTGAATAACGAACTATTTAATCGTATGCGTAACTTAGGTTTCAATATCCCTGAAGGTACTGTCGCTTGTATGCAAAACGATAACGAGGAAGTCGAAAATGCTCATAACGTTGCGGATCTTGCAATCAAAATCAAACAAGGCGGTTTGCAAATGGATGCAAATTACTTTACCGAAAAAACAGGAATACCATTAACCGAAATTCAATCACCTGTACAAACGGGTGTTGCTAAAAATATAACGAATAAACTCCGTGAAATATACGGATAAACAAATAGAAGCGATGATAAAAGGTATCGAAGACGGTACCATAACGTCTCGTGATCTGCCTGAAGGTTATTACAAAGCGGTTACTGACTACTTAAAACAGGCAGTCCTTAAAGGATTCGGCGAGAAACCTGATGGATATAGTGAAAAAGACGCAATATTACTTAAGGAACTATTGACAAACGTCTATACCTTTGGTGCCGCGAAAACATTCCAACAAACACAAGCGATTTCGTCCTTATTAGTCGATGAAAACGGTAACATACGAAGTAGTCGCGAGTTCAATTCATTGGCAAGGTCCTTGTATGATAATTGGAATGATAATTGGGGGAAAACCGAAGATGTAACCGCGATTGGGCAGGCTGATATGGCTGCAAAATGGTCATATAGTGAATCAACGAAAGATGTATTTCCGAATCTTAAATACTCGGCGATAATTCATCCAAATACGTCTGACATTTGTCGTCCTCTTAATGGTATCGTTGCACCCGTCAATGCTGCGATCTGGAATTCGATTGCCCCGTTGAATCATTTTAATTGTCGATGTACATTGATACAAGTTGACACACCTGAAACTTCAGGTAATGAAGCAAAGGCGAAACAGGTAGAAGATCAAATGCAACCGTTATTCATCAACAATTCTGGAAAGACTGGATTGATTTTTCCGAAAGATCACCCATACTATGACGTAGCAAAAGAATATCGAACATTCGCAAAACAAAACTTTGGATTACCTTTACCTGATATTAAAATTTCAACGACAAAAAAATGAGTAAAAATCTTGCATTAGATCTAGTTGGTGCAGCGGTTAGTCACTACACTAAATTCGAAAGACCAATTGATAAAATCTATCTATCTCCGAAGTATTGGGAGATGTGGAAAACTGGAATACTTGAACGTAAACCTGAATTTGAACCTGATTTGAATGAATTTAACGAAATGCAATTTTCAATGAAAATCGGTAAGAATCAATTCTATTTCACTGTCAAAAAGGGTTCTTTTTTAATGACAAAAACGATGGATGTCGTTTTGAAAAAACAAGTGCTTGCATAATGGACAATCCTTTTCTTTTTGATCAGGTGCGCAATCGTTTGGCTATAACTAAACGTGTCTTACCCGTCAAACTTGCAAATCAGGCCGAGAGACATTTCACTGAAGCGTATGATAAGGGTGGATTGGATGAATATAGGTGGCAAGAAGTAAAACGTAGAATTCCCGGAGAGAATGCGTATAAATATCCAAAGAAAAAAGGACTTTCGAGGCGTACGAAACCAATTCTAACAATGAGTGGTACATTACGTCGAAAAGTATCACGTTCAATAGTTTCATCTACTTGGTCATCGATTCTATTACAGGTGCGAGATCTTAATTACGCAAAAAGACATAACGAAGGACTTGATGGTATGCCTGCGCGACCATTTATGAAACAAACGGTTGTATTGACGACAATGCAAAAAACATTAATTGACGACGAAATGAAAAAAATATGGGGGAGATAAAGGAATTAGTATTGGTATCGATTATTGGTACAATGTTATGTGTATCATTATCGATTTTAAAATTAAACATCGAATGTCGACCTTCAAGAGGTTTCCAATTCGAATTCGTTAATGATAAAAAAATTGCACCCGAAAAGAAAGGTCTTAAAACGTGGTGGAGTAAAGGAAAATTCAAAATAAAATTCAAATAAGATGGCAAGAACCGTACAGGAATGTAATACTTACATTGTCAATAATTTAGTAACTCAATTTGCAGCAATTGGAATAACGATAACTCCGACTTAATGGAGTACTCGTAACTTTTTAAGATTAATTTGCTATACGTTTGCGATTGCACAAAGTTTATTAGAGCAATTACAAGATGTTGCGATTGCAAAAATGCAGGCAATTCAAGATACTTCGGCGGCAGGTTCGGCAAAATGGATGCAGGACGCAGTTTTTAAATTCCAATACTCATCAACGACTCCTCAATATCTTGTAACGATATCAGGTGTAGTACAATATCCGACAATTAATGAGGCATTGAGAATTGTGACCGCATGTTCAGTTTCAACTAATTTTTCAAATCAGGTTTTAATTAAGGTCGCAAAAGGGACATCAACGTTAACGACATTATCGACTCCTGAATTAACTGCACTTCAAAGTTACGTTACATTAAAAGGAATTTCGGGAATTAATTATATCGTATCATCAACCGCCGCAGATAAAATACGTCTTGAAGGTACAATCTATTACCAAGGTATTTACTCATCCGTTATTAGTGCAAATGTGAGATCAACGATTAATACGTATTTGGTAAATTTATCTAAAACGAACTTCGGTGGTGACATCTTAATATCTGACATCGAAACACTTGTAAGACAAGTTGAAGGCGTCAATGATGTTGTATTCGAACGTGTTTCACTTCGATATGATTCACAAACAATTCTTACAGGAGTCGATCTGGTACTTGCAGGTGATTGGGTATTAAGAAAATATACGTCGGGTGCAGGTTACATCATCGAAGAAACGACAGTAGGTCATACATTTACCGACACATTAACTTTTATTGCTGAATAATGGCGCAACTATTTAATATTGATACCGACAAAATGGTATCGGATCTATTACCACCCGAAAAGAGATCAATTCAAAATAAAGGTTTATTGAAAGGATTATTGTCTGCATTTAAACGCTTACATTCAATTTTTTATGCTTATCTCATCGGAGATTCGACTGCCACAACTTGGAGTGCAGGTACCTATTCATTAGGAGCGCATGTAAAATATAAAGACGGATCAGTTTACGAATGTGTCGTTAGTTCTACTTCGACAGAACCTACGTCTTCAACCGACTGGATTCGAATTCTTGATAGTTTTATTGGTACAGATGAAAGTAAAAATTTAGATGGAACAAAAATTGAATTAGAATATGATTTAAATAAAAGATTAGGTAAGACATACGTAGATCCACATTCGTTTAGTCCGCTATA